ATATATTTTTTGCTTAGTTGCTTGTTTTGCTTTACTAAGATCTTCGTATCCTTGTGTCTTTTTAATTAGTGTGTTTTTAATTGGCTCATATAAAGTGAATGTTTTAATCACGTCATATAGCTTATTTATCTGATCACCTCTCAACTTCATAGCAGGAATTAACTTTTTGATATCCTCTATAGTTTTAGGTGCTCGAGTATCTACTGGCTCTTCTTCTTGTAACGGAGCTGGAGCCCTCTTTGTTAAATCAGGCATCTCATTAATACCATTCTCAGTTAAAACCTCTTGTAATACTTTTAATTCACTCTTGACTGTAAACTTACCATTCTTCATGGTAGGAAAGCCTTTTGGTAGTCTGTATGACCATTCAGCTATAATATCGTCCCAATTTATATTTTTCATTAACTTTGTTTTTATATTCTTACTTCTTAAAAGAGCTTGCTAATCCACCCAATATAAACTTACCAGTTATTTTAAAAGGTTTATTATATATTCTTTCATCTCTTATTACAATTCCCTCATGCTCAGACACTGGTCCTAGAGGTGAGGATAGTTGTTCTAACACTGCATCCCCTAACTTCATAGTAGCTAAATAAATTACAAATCCATCTATAGCTGCTTTGTAATCTGCAGGATCTGCTATATAGTCTGATAATGGTACTCCTTCCGAGATTTTAATTAATACGTCTTTAGATAGAGCAGATATTACTTTTCCGTCTTTTGTTTTAATTGTGGTATCTGGTACTGCTGCTTGAGCTAACCACTGAGATAGAGTTTTGGTTTCTTTCTTATCCCCATAGTCTACAGTGTATTTTTCATTCAATGCTGAACTGAAGTCTGGCTTATTGTCTAGGGTAGTTGGTATTGAACCCAACACCTCATATCCACGCTTAGTAGCAACCTCCTGTAGATTGTTTAATAAATCTTGCATTGCATCTTCGTTATAATCAATTTCTTTAGTTCCTCTTCTTTTAGGAGTTACTTGCTCTAATTCAAGTAATCCATGAACTGCTAGGAAATTTTTGTTATACGATAACACGTTAGTACTACCCGCCACATATTCTAAATTGAACATTATATTTGGATTGTTCCAAAGACCTAATTTCTTAATTGCAGATGCGATTTTAGGAAGAGACTCATTGAATATATCTAGTACTGTACCTCCTATTTGAATCATGCCATGACCTTCACCAAATCTATCAGTTAACTCTGCTTTAGTAATTCCTTTAACGTCTAAAGGTTTCATTGAACCTCTATCCATTACAAATTGCTTTTTTCCATCTAAAGTTATAAATCGAATTGATGCATTTACGCCATCAATCTTAACTGCTGCTGGTCCTTTTTCTAGGTAGTTAACTGACATTTCAAATACTTTTAATATGTCTTTTCCTGTCTTTACCCAATCTATATTAAATGGATGCGCCATATGTCCACCTGCTCCACCTTCAAGTAACAACGACTTAACTGTTTTTGAAGCAACATTATAGGCTTCTGGAATTAGTGATTTTAGCTTGATCATACTAATGTCATTTGCTCTTTGATTCGTTTGTTTGCTTTGGTTTTTCTTGAGCTTGGATATCCGGTTGGGGTGTTACAAATTCTTTAATGCTTTCAAGCTCCACACGCACAAACGACTTTGGAGCCGGGAACAATAAATTATAAGTATGATCATCTACCTCTCCAGTAGCAAGTACATTATTTGCTTCTTGAAAAGCAACGACTGCTCTAAGTGTTGGAGTACTATATACACCAGTCACTTGACAGTTTAGCCTTTTTTGTAAATTTCGCACTTCTGCTCCTCGCGAGCCTAGTTTAATTGTAGTCATGTTAATTACGTTTTAGTATCATTGGCATCTAATATAAATAGTGATCGCTACCGTAAAACTTACTGAATCTCACAAGCTCCTCCTGCACATGCAGCTTGATCTTTAAGCTCCGTATTGTCTTCTAATTCAATCACTTTTGTTAAATCTACTGATGTGAGTGACTTCATCATCTCAGTATATACTTCTTCCGTACAGTCCTCAAACGGTGCTTGTGTATATGTGCCACCATTATAAGGTAATACTGAAAGACCGTTATAGTGTTTTCTATTTGTCCACATCCACTCACCCGCAAGATCCCATTCATCCTCTTTTAGAGAGACTGTTGCTGATACATTGTGTGTGTTGTTGCCTGTTCGATGTCCTGGCTTAATCCACTCTGTGTGCACTTTTTTAATTCTATCCAATAATTGAAAAGGCGATTCTGTTCTCATAATAGCTCCTGCAGGAGCCATTTGTGGAATTGATATTACTGCCGTGTCGTGTGGACGAAAGTAGTCGTCCTCTACTAAAGCAGGATGGTTTGTTGCTAGATATCCATATAGCGATTCGTTTTTTCCAACTCGAATTCTACGAATATAATAGTCGTTATGCCAAGCATGAATCCCGGACGAAGTACCTAATGTTAGTGATGTTGTTCCTGCAGGCTTCACAGTTGTTGCTCTAGCGGTTTTATTAATTCCCAATAGCAGAGCTACTCTTGCGTTTTCTTCCTTAACAACTTCAGCTGCTGCTTTCATATCATAACCTAATACAGTACCAGATCCGATGCCAGTCATAGACACTCCAATTAATGCATCCTTTTCTGTTGTGCGTTGCCATATTGGACGAAGGTAGTGAAAGTCTGTATATGCAGCTTGTAATGTTCCAATAAAGGATGCTGCACGTACACGATTGTTTAAGTCTTCTTGTGATTCAATATTTGATACATTTACTTCACATAGGTTACAAAACTGGAAGGGTCGCAATGCAATCTCGCAGCAGGGATTAGTTCCCCAATCCTTATCATTAGTTAAGTATATTCCTGGCTCTCCTGCATTTGATAACTCTACACGCTTCCAAAGATCCATGAAAAACTCTCTAGTAACTTTGTGTCTTAATAAAGCAGCTGAGTTGTTTGCTCGTCCTCTTTGTGGATTATTTTCCCACCAATTACCGGATTTACATGCAATCATTTCATCATCATCAGCACTAAACAAACTAATAAGAGCTGCTCTACGAATACCACCAGCCAACACTGCGTCAGCAATGTGACAAATCATGTCATGCACTTCAATTGGTTCAAGTTGATCACCATCTTCTTTTGCATCTAAAATTCCTTGCACTTTTAATAAGCACTCTTTAAGTGGTTGTGGTCCGGGAGCCTTACCTCCTGAAGTTACTAGCCTAGCACCCTTTGGACGAATATCGGAAAAATCAAATCGAAGTTTTGATCCTCCATTAAAGTGAGACTGTACCAACGCTTTAACTGCATCAGCCCATCCTTCAATTGAATCTGCAATTAGGAACCTCCGCGTTCTGGTTGCACTTGGTTTTCTAACTTCTGGTAAGCACTCTACGTGATGTTTTTGTACTGAGTATCCTACACCGGTTCCTCCTAATAATAGAAACATCACTTCTCCAAATGCACGAGAATCGTCGATTGGTAAGTAGGCACAGTTATAAATTCGATTTGGTGAAATCTCAATTGGTTTTCCTGCAAACTGCATTGAGCGCATTGATGGTAAAACTTTTTTATCATAGACAAAGTTGTACGCATTTTCAATCTGCTCTGCTAGTTGAGGAAACTTTTTAATATGCATGTTTTTGTTTCGAGTTACTAGCTCTGTCCAAGTTTCTCTTCGGTTAAGTTCTGGAATGTATTTTGCGTACTTTAGAAAGACAGTGATTTCGCTCAATATCTCATTTGATAGTGTCATCATAGATTGTTTGTAAATTTAAGGTTAGTTTTTGTTGTATTAATAAATAGTGTATTTTTTTCGTTAAAATAGTGTTTTTTCATCTAAAATCACAATAAACTATTTAATTCATTGAATTTATTAGCCAATGCACTGCGAATTACTGTGTCATCATTATTCATTATTTTCTTTGTTTGTTGGCCAAGTATTGTACTCTCTTCATATATTTCAATATTACAAATAGACATATTCATCTTGCTTGGAAACGTTAAACCGTCAGGGCCAAATCGGTTTTTTATAATATGCCATCTACCGGTACCGCTTATCTTATCTGCTGTCTTTCTGGAAAGTGACACTACAAAGTCAGCTACCATTACCTTTGTGTAAGACTCTGCAATTTTATCTGCTTCTATTATTTCCTGTTCTGCAGCACTTCTGTTTGCTTGGCTAGCTGTCCACAGAGGAAACTGATACTGTCCTGCCAACCCTCGTAACTCTTCATATATTCCTCCTAGCACTTGATCGTGTCTTGCGTTTCTGTTTGTGTTTGTGTCTCGTAGCAAATCTGCGTAATCCAAAAACACAATGTCTGGTATGTGTCCTTGCATTGCACACTTATCTAAGTGAGCCGCTAGCGTATTGACACTTGCTGTTTTGGTTGGATAATATTTTATTACAAGATTACCTTTAAGCTTGGCAACTGCTTTCTCAACTTCCTCTTTGTGATACTTAATGTCTTGAGTTGGAATTCCTGTGAAGTAGCTATCAAATCTGCCACCTACATAGGTCTCGGAAAGTTCAAGGGTATAGTAGTTTACATTTAAACCAGCTTTTACACAAGCAGCTGCAGCATTTACTAATGCCATGGATTTACCAATTCCTGCCGGAGCTACAAATACTCCCATTTCACCCTTACCTAAGCCTCCATCCATAATCTGATTGACAACATCCCACGGAGTTGGTACTATACGTCGGTTGTTTTGCTCAAAGCGCGCTTGGATTTGATCAATATAATCATGTCCAATATTTTTATCACCACCAGCTTTCATGGCCTCATCTATCTCTGACTTAATTGAGTCATATTGTCCAAGTTGTAGCAGTTGGACTGAGTTTAGGATTGCTGTTTTTAGTTTTTGGTTCTTACAGAAATCTAAAGTTTTGTCTTTAGTAAAAGATAGATCCTCAGCGTCTGCTTGCTTAACTACCTCCTTCAATGCATCAATGATTGTTGTTTTAAGAACTCCATCTTGAACGGCATCTAGTTCCACTTTCATAACCTCTAAGGTTGGGGTGGATTTATACTCATTAAAGTACTTTACAATTATCTTGGCAATCCACTGATTAGCTTCCGATGAAAAATATTTAGCATCTAGTATATCGTGTATCTGTTGAAGATATACTCTATCTTTTAGTAAGACTGCTAATAATTTAGTTTGAAATCCACCACCGTATAATTGAAATGTATCTTGAATACCCATACTGCTAATATAGCATAAATTTTATTGTTAAACAACTTAATCAGTAAATTGATTAAGCTTTGTGGCAATGTCTCGTATCCACATTTCTGGGTTCTTTATTGAGGAGGACATACCATCCTCAATCAGCAATTGGTGAAATTTGATCTTTGATAGTTTTGGACTTGATTTTTCCATTGCACTAGTTGCTTTCAACTTGATTGAGGCATTAAGTAGACTCTCATGCAACTGCATGATAGTGTAGTACAATCTTATATTCTCCTCATCCTCAACTACAGTTTTATACACCTTTACTTTAGAGTCTTTTGCTAAGGATTGAGTGTACGTAAAAAAATCATCTAATGACATAAGCTCTGGTTCGCTTAACCGGGGAAATCTTTTTAAGATTGTCTTTGGCGCTAAACCTCGTGCGCCTGGAATATTGTCGGAGCTGTCCCCTGCTAACGCTCTAAATATAGAAAAGTTCCAAGGATACACACCATACTCGCTAAACACATCATCAGCATAATATAGCTTCTTCTTGGTGGGACTCCACACGTGTATGTTGTTTTGTATCAACTGTAGAAAATCTTTATCGGACGACATTATAAATGTGTGAGAATCTTTTGGTAGAAAATATTCATTAGTAACATAAGCAATAATATCATCCGCCTCGGCATTATCTAGAGTAATGACTGTCAATGGTAGCACTTCTAAATAATCAATTAATCTGATTAACTGCTGGAGTTGGTTATCTTCCTTATCGCAAGTTTCTGCTCTATTAAGTCTTATGCTTATCTTACGATGAGCTTTATAATCTGGAAACAGCTTTCGTCTCTTATCTGATCCGCCCTTGCCGTCAAACACTATAACTACCCTAGTAGGATTGATAGTTTTAATGGCATGTCCAATACTTAGGAGAAAGCCGGAGATTCCTCCGACATGTTCTCCATTTGCATTTAGAGCTGGGCTAACTGAATAACTCCGGATGAACGTATTCAAACCATCTATTATTAAAACCCTATCATCTCTATTTATTGACTCATCCTCTTCACGTAACTTTAGCTGACTAAGCAATGCAGCGTATTTGTTTTTTATCATATGTCTGACATTTCGCTACTATCAACTTCAAGTTCGTCTGCGTCAATAGTACTCTGTGATTTGTAACTTGATACAGAAGCAGCTTCTAAAGTACTCTTACAGTAATCTCTCACGTCGTCCCTCTCTCGCAGTATCTTCTGCCAATCCTTAGATTGAAATTTAACCACCTCTCCAGTGTCTTCCATTATTAATTCATACCAAGCACCACTGTTACTTATTGCTTTGACTTTTTTAAGCGCATCTAACCAGCTTGCATAATCATCAATACCAGAGTCAAAGTATATATTGAAGAGTGCTTTTTTGAAAGGAGGACCGTAGCGGTTCTTCACGACTTGTGCTTCTGTCTGTACTCCTATAATTTCACCCTCTTTATCTTTGAGTTTCCCCATTGATTTAAGTCTAACTCTGCAGCTTGCGTGAAACGGTAATGCTTTACCTCCACTGGTAGTGTATTTGTCACCAAACATTGCTCCTAGCTTTTCTCGTAGTTGATTTGTAAAAGCTAGGATAACTCGCTCCTTACCTATTAAGTTTGTAATCTTACGAAGTGCTTTAGACATAATGATTGCTTTTGATGTAGCCCATCCGTCCTTTTCGTAATCAGCCTCTTGTTCAATCTTTGTAGTGGCTGCTGCCACTGAGTCAACAACAATTGTTACTAACCTATCTTTATTTGTATTACGAATATTTACAATAAGCGTTTCAATAGTTTCAAAGATATCCTCAATGGTGTCTAATGGAATGTATAGCATATTCTTAACCTCAACTCCAATAGCAGTTAAAAAATCCTCACTTAAAGCGTTCTCAGTATCAATATAGACAGCGATACCACCTTTCTTCTGAGTATTTGCTAATAGATGTGCCATGATTAGTGACTTACCTGATGCTTCCAATCCAGTAAACTCTGCGATGCGACCTACTGGTAATCCACCATTTGGTCTATTAGATATAGCAAGATCCAAAGTAGTTGACCCGGTTGATACCCACTCACTGAGGTCAGCTTGAGTGTCCTCGCTACCTAGAAAATGTACAGCTTTGAAGTCTTTAAACTTCTTATTGAGACCATCTGCTAACTTTTGTGCAAGTTCGTCCCTTCCCGCTATTTCGTCGGGTGTAACTTTTTGTTTTGCCATGTCGTTTATGAATTAAATAATTCTCCGAATGCGTCTTCTATATCGCTTGTTGTGGTTGTTTTTGCTGAAGTAATAGGTGATTTAGTTGTTGTGCCATCAGCCTCATTGTCCTCTGGGTTTAGCCACTTTTCCAACTCCTCTTTCATTTCCTCATAAGACAGCTCAGTAAACATCTTTACCAATTCAGGTTGCTCATTAACAATCTTATTTGCAATATCCTTATCATCTGTAGCAGGTGTTGTGTTTGGTTTTACACGTACTGTAAATGTTGGATATGATCCTTCTTTGTCCGGTGCTGCACATTCAATTGTAATATCACGACCTTGCATTAAATCTGTAATATCTCCATAGTCTGGATCTGCAATAACCCCTAGAAGTTCAGTGTATATTTTTTTACCAAAAGCATAAAACTTAACTCCTTCTGATTCTTGTCCACGAACAATTACTGGAACATAACAACGGAATTTTGGTTCGATCTTGCGACCTAATTTCCAATCCTCTTTATCACCACTCTTTTTTAATTTTTCTGCGAACTCTAAAATTGGATCAGGCTTTCCAAAGCTTGAAGGAGATAGCATTGTTTTTTTGCCAATCTCGTAATGAAAGTACAGTTCTTGAAAGGGGTTTGCTTTGTCGTAAGCGTAGGGTACTATACGAATTTGTGATTTTCCTACTGGTGGTTTCCAGAACATGTCTGCATTTTTCTTGTTACCACCACTCGACTGAAGCTCGCTTAGCTTCGCTCTGATTGCATCTAAATCTAGTGCCATTTTACTTTGTTTTTTTGGTTTATACTTTATTTAACTGTCAAGTTAAGTATTAAGTTTTAGAGCTGTTTTATGTTTTAATTATGCTCTGTATTTCTGCTGACTTAACTCTTTGACTAATATATGAATTTTTAACCGTTATTGCAACTCTTTTATATTAATTAATCTAAACAACCCACTTCTATCGGATAACATTAGTTTATTTTTGTATTGTATCCAATCTATACGATAGTTTTTATCTAATACTCCATTGTTTAATTCACAAATTAAAGTGTTTAGTGCATTAATACTATATAGTGTCTCTGTTTCTTTTTTTCGATTGATTGTAATTGTATCACTCAACCTACTTCGGGTGGATGTAGTGTTATACACACACACTATACTGTTTAGCGCTTCCACATACTGATAACACTTCATGTTTGAAACACAATCAACCTGATAAGTTTTGTGTATTTTAGCAATGCAAGAAGGTAGCTCCTGTAAAGTTGTGAATGTGCAAAGTAATTGTGATCCCATTGTATCTTAAGCCTCGTCTGGTTTTTCTGAATTGATCTTTCCGAGTATTGTTTGCAACACTTTAATCTGATCGTTTAGAGCCTTGATTTGCTCTTGTTTAGTTTTAATTCGTTGATCCATTTCTTTTTTCTCAGCTGCAATTTCTGCTGCTGTCTTTTCATGAAGCGGCTGCTTTCTATACTTAATATTGTTTTCTTTAAGATAGGTTTCTACTTTTAATCTTAAAACACTCTTTAGGTGTTCGTGGGTCGATTCCTTTTTCATACTAATAAATAGTAACGCGATTACAAAAAAGACAAATTTTTATAATTTAGTCCCCCTTTGAGTTTAACAGGAAACGCATCTGTGTCAATGCAGTTGGGTATTAATGCTTTTGTAATAACATCTAACTCACCTGGAGCAACATCAAACAAGATGCTGTCATAGGTGTATAATATAGGTATTGATTTTAATTCATGTATTTTTAAATACTCTAATATAGTATGCAATATTTGTGCATTGTTTTCAGTTTCATACATCTGGATGTAATAGTTGAACAGTGTGTGTTCATTGATATCTTGATAATTGGACCTAAACAACCTCCTACCGGATATTAAGCTATCCACGTGTCCGTGCACAAGCATGTGTTTCCAAATTTCTTTAGAAAAATTATCTGCTGCTGCAAAGAACGGTATGTTTAAATAATCTTTTCTAATTCCTCCGTACAGCTGACGAAATGTATCCTCTTTTGCTTTTGCAATTTCATTCAAAGTTGGAGTGGTTGTATTGTAGTAGTATTGTGCCAAATGCTCGTAGACATCTTGCTGCCCAAAATCATATCCAACAATACTTGCAATTAATCTAGGATGGTATGAATTAAAATCTAACTCTAATAACGATCCCCCCTTAAATCTACTTATAAAGCACTCTCGCGTAGCGTCTTCTTTTGGTAAAGCTGCAAAGTTTACTCCTCCAAACCTATTGCTTGGCCGGCCTGTTATTGTATGTATATTGTATTGTGTGTAACATTTATCATCTTCTAAAGCAAAAGTACGTTCAAATGTTTTGTTAAACTTATCAATATCTACTTGAATGCCATTGCTTTGTATTATTAGCAGTGATCGCTTTAGCTTATTTGCGTAATAATCTAATCCTGCTGGCAATTGTTGGTCAAAATAATTTTTATATATTTCAACGGCTTGTTCTTCTAATTTTACTAAACCAATAAGTGCATTTGTTTTTATACACTTTGACAAGGCTCGATTATAATGGTTTGCCATGACGCATGTATCAATTTCATAATTTTTATTTGTACGAAGATAGTGCATTAGCTCAATGTCGTGATCTTCTATAATATAATTATTTGACATTAATATTGCTTTATTGGTTGTGTATATCTTCCCTGTAAGAAACTCAAGGTTGTTAATGTGGAATAAACCCTCTGGATGACAAACGCTTACAATATAAGACTGAGCTGTATTAATGTTAATTATTCCAAATGCTACAATGCGTGTGCAGCTTGGATGTAGTCTATCGTCTATTGATATAGGATGTAACAATACATCTTTACCCTTAAGTTCATTTAACTGCTCTACATTATCTATAATCATTATGATAATATAGGTTTTTTTTTGAAACTTTACAACAGTTATGGAATTATTCTACCAGTTATTGGGTCGTATGTTTTTTTAATTATTACTCCATTGTTTTTATATTTTGGTCTTATATAAAGAGAGTCTACATCACTAAAGGTCGTTTGTTGTGTTTCTAAAGCAAATTGAGTAAGGCTGGGTATTGCATAGATAAGTCCTGGTATCTGTGCAGAAGCTATGGTAATAGTTCGTCTATTTTCTTCTCTTATGGCAGAAAGAGTTCCTGTTAATCTCCACACAATACTAGTATACGCATATAATGCACTATCTATACCGTTCTCCTGTCCTATGCCATCAAACTGCGATTGTTTTATTTCAATGGCATATGAATTAACATTGTATCTTTGTACAAAAAATCTAACATCAAATCCAGAAGTATATACTCCTTCCTCACTACGAGCAACATACAAATGTGGAACTGGACGGGAATATTGTTTTACTTTCGGATTAAAACGAAATATACTATCGTACACAAAGCTGTCGTGATTAGCATAATATGGATATAGACGTATACGTCTTTTAGTGCCTTTTCCATCGTCACTTTCCGATGGTCCAGCAAACGCTGATCCATCTTTTAAGAGGTAATATTCACCAAAATACTCTTCCCCTTCCTCAGTTGTAAACTCCTTCCCTTTTGTATAAAAAAAGCTATCACCGCCGTTTCCTATTCCTGAGAATTTGGAAGTGCGAAAGTTTTTTTTATCGTGTACTTGTGGCATACTTATAGTTTTTACTAACTTTTGCGTCTAGCTATTGTGTTTACTTTGGTTGTCCAATCGTTAGCAGTTACAGAATGTTCAACTTTCATTACTTGAAAATCCCAACCCTTAGCAACATCCGGAGGAAGACGATCAGAACTTATAAATTGTCCAAACTTAAAGCCACCTATGCCATCACACTCAAATCCAAAATCAAAAGGTAATTGTGTTCCCTTGCAGTGATCAGGTACTCCGTCATCAGATAACTTTGCAATATCGCCGGTTAATTGAGATAGTAGCGCATTAACAGTTTCGTCACTAACATACTTTCCAGTCTCCTTTTGCAAACCTGACAGAGTTGGTGAATCTGCTTTTTCTACGTCACTTACCTGATCACAGAAGCACTCTTTTGGTGCTGCTGGTCTTGCACTAGGCATTGCGGAGTTTTTAATACGCTTTCCTAATCCAAACGGCTCAAAAGCTGCTCCTTCACATCCATTTGCATCTCCATCAGCACCAGTGTTTCCACCTCCCTTTTGTTGAGTTCCGTTTGAGTACAGTGCTTGTGTTTTCATGGCACTTGTCATTTTTAAATCCAAGTTCATGCCGCGGATAGCTGATGTTGTACTAGTTGATGGCACCTGCCAAGTAGTCCCCGCAGCAACTGCTTTTTTGTTATCAACAACAGTGATGCGCCCACCTTTGTTACCACCCTCGCATGATGCTCTTTCTGTTTCACTGTCAGACACTACTTGAATATCCCAACAATTACCACACACGCGGTTTAGTTCATTGAGTACATTTCTTACAAACGTTAATAGTTGTTTATCGCCATCTAGTACTTTTTTTAATTCTAGTTTTAAAAATAAAACATTAATCCTCATATTGCACAACGTCAACAAACCACCACTATATGCATCTCCAGCACTTCCACCTTTACCTTCCATTGTGCCAGCATGGCTATCGCTTCCTCCAGGCATGTGAGCAATGCGGGGGTCTACACACATAGCAAGACTGTACTTATTTACGTGATCAAATTGTACTTCGCTTGTGTCGAGCATGCCATATGAAAAGTCAGGATCGTTGGGTAATGCTAAGCAATTAATAGCTGCCTCTACAGCCCCCCACGTGACATATTGCTCAGTAGTATCGTAATCGTTAAACCAAGTACCTTCATAAAAAGAAGAGTCGTCTCCTCCTGCTTCAGTTCGAGCCTTTCCTAAATAATTTCGAGATTCCCAAGCAATGTGCTGTTTAAGTTTTGCTGGTGCTGCACTCGTCAGCTTACCAATCCACTCTCCGCATGCAGCTGAATTTTTAAAACTGTCTAGAAAAAAAGCATACATTTCTCCATTTTTTTGAGCTAACTTTTTTTCTCCATCATCAGTCTCTATTTCATTCTTTCGTGCACATCCACATTCAGTACTTGATATGTTACTTTGTGAAAAAGCTTCAGCCGGTGAGTTAATTTCAAGCTCACAATCCCAAGAATTATCCGATTGTAAGCCGTAC